GCGTCGTTGCGTGATCGCAGTAATTCTTCGTCTATAAAGATACGCATGGATGGTGAAGAATTACTGGGATTCCTCAGAAACAGGTAAAGCGCCTCTGCCGCATTGCGACAGAACTCGTTGATAGCAGCGTATCGCTCATACTGCCCTATTAAGGTCCGGATCTGTTCCACCCCAGCGTTCCAGACCACCTCAATACAAATTACACCTTCTACCTTGCCACGCCCCTGCTTGATTTCTACCAGAGTGCCCAGACGGTCTTTGACATATACTGACCGGCCCGTGAGGTTGGTGATGGTGTATGTAAGTCCGTAATTGAGATACTGGTTAGTGATCTTGATAGGTCCAGCGTTTTCATTGTTGCGGAAAACCACACCAGACTTACCGTTGCTGAGGGCCTGTCGCTTGGAGAGTCCCATATCCATTATTAGCCACCTTAAAGGTTTATGTCGAGTTCATTGAATCTACCCTGCGAAGTGATAATGTATTGCTATAAAAGCATAGACAGCATAAAGCCCCTGGGACTGAACCCAGGGGCTTTATGTACGTCTCAGGCAACCTTAGGCAGCGGCACCGTTCCAAGTCGCTGGATCGGTGTCACCAGCTTAAGGAGTAACTTGAGTGTTTTCCACACGAAAAGGCAGGGTTTCTTCCAGCAATTCGTCCACGCCCTCTACTTCGATTTTCACGATGATCGGGAGCAGGTTGTAGTGTTGGAAGCGCGGCTGAACCACGGCTTCTTGACGTGGAGCGTTGTCGCGGGTTACCGACAGAGTCGACACGAGTGTCGGAGTCAGCAGCATTACGCCGGCGGACAGTGGATCGATACCGTCGCCTTCACGGACCAGAGTCATGTAGATGACTTTGTCCAAACGGGCGTCGACGTCGGATTCCAACTGGAACGGCAGGCCAGCACCCAGAGTACGGCTGTCGCCGGACACGGTCATGAAACGTTCGATCTTCTTGCTGGTGACCAGGGCAACTTTCCATGCCTTGGAGATTTCACCGCCATCTACGTAACGGCAAGCGTTTTCGTAGTTGGTGCGCTGTTGGATATCGAACGATACCGAACGGATTACGTTCAGCAGAACAGCTTGACCGTTCTGGATGTTGTCGACGGTGTTGGTGCTCTGAGCATTGGCGCGTACGTTGACCTTCAAGGTCTGGACGTACGGGTTGATCAGGTAGCGACCGATACCTTCGATAGGCATGGCGTTTTCTTCGAAGTCGCCGATGGTCAGTTCGCCACGCAGACCGCCAGTGAGGCGCATCAGACGTTCGTGGTAGCCGATCATGGAGCCAACAGCTTCGTTGTTGATGTACGCGCCGACGGCGAAAGTCAACCAGTCCATTACGGTCTGATCACGATCTTCCGACACTGGGTACGGAACGAAGAACGGAGAACGAACGCGAGTCATCAAGCGTTCTTTAACCGAACGGACGTTCAGCAGCAGACCCAGGTGACGGTGGTTGGAGTTGGTCAGACGAGCATCTGGCCACCAGCCTTCGGTCTTCAGGCCAGCGAGGCCGGAGACGATACCTGCGCCAACAGTACCAGTCAACGAGATTTGCTCGCCAGCGGCGTTGGTGATCGACATCACTTCCAGACCAGCTGGGTTGATGTTGATAGTGCCACGTTCAACGTCAGCAGTACCGTTCAGGGTAGTGCGCAGACGAACGCTGTAATCGCCAGTAGCGATGGTAGCGAAGACTGCGTCGGTCAGCGCGTCGCCGTTGTAGTCGACGGTATCCTTGTTGAGCACCAGGGTGGTCAGCGGGAAGTCGAGCTTCAGGGCACGGTTGCCTTGCTCTGGACCTTTGAAGAAGCGGGAGAACGGCAGGCCGCGGGTATCCCAGCGGATGGTGTCGCCACCCAGGGTCACGAACACGGATTCGATACCGATGTTGCGATCCAGTGCTTCGGTGTAGTCAGCCTGACCAACACGGCTCACTGCGTCAGTTTGACCGACGCCGAACAGGTTGATGGTCTTGCCCACTTGCAGAGCCGAAGTCAGAACGGTACGACGACCGGACTTGAATTCGAACGGCGTAACGACCGAAGTCGGAACGAACATTGCCGCGGTTTGGCTGTTGTGGCCAGGAACCAGCTGAGTGCTGTTGTCGTTCAGAACTTGGTAGTCGATGTGAGCATCGATTACACGACGCAAGCCGAAGTCGGATTCGCTGCCGTCGTTTGCATGGCGCAGAGTGTTCTGCACGTACAGGTTCGGAACTTCAACTTCTACCGTACCCTGCTCTGGAGTCAGAGGGATGGTGCGGTAAACCATTTCCATCGCCGGGCCTTGGCGAGAAATTTTGTAGTTCAGACCGATCGAGATCGACAGGTGGTCGGTCAGGTTCTGGTTGTCGAACGACTCAGTCGAGTAGACGCTGTCGTATTCCAGGCCATAAGCCTGAGCAGTGATGCCGTCGCCGATGACTGCGGATTCGGTGGAAACCATGCGCAGGTAATCTGGAGCAGCACGGCCCAGGGATGCGATCATGGAAGCCACGGCCATGCCGGTAGGGTTGCGGTATTCGCCAGCTGCTTGACCAGGCTCGAGAGCGCCTTGCAGACCATCAGCCACTTGGCTCAGGTCGAAAGCTTCGAAGCTGCCGTCTTTCAGAGCTTTGGCGACGTCCATCGACTCGGTGCTGTACATCGAGGTCGATTGTTGGGCCGCTTTCAGGTCGGCAATGTTTACACCAGTAGCACCGGAAAACCGGTTCTTACGTTTCAGCGAGAGAACACTCATGGAAAAACTCCAAACGTTTGATTTATAGCCTAGGCTCTTTTTGGATCGACGCCGTCTAATCCCAGTCGACTGGAAGAAGCGATCCTTGTCCCGCATGGCGTAAGTTTGTGTAACTCGTTTTGGAAACACGCCCTCAGTGGGGCACTATATTTCCTACATATGAATACACAGCACCCACATGTATTAAATTTTGACAGCGGACAGATATCGTCTGAACGAATCTGACCCATGCGCTACCTTTCTTCCACAGTATTGGGAGACAGCGCAGAGCAACTCCTTCACAAGATCACCTTCGCCGCCATCAACCAGCTCGACCAGGTAGATCTCACCCTCAGCTTTGCCAGTACGGACGGCGAAACGAGTGAGGTTGAAATCCGGGATGGTCTTACTGGCGTGATTCGGGCCATACAATGCGAATAGCGCATCGTCTTGGCTGTAGACCTCGCCTTCCATCACATCAGGGAACACAAAATCTTTATGAATCCCCATTTGCTGCAACTTGGTCCTTAGCATCGTATTAGCAAGACCGTACAACATGAGGTCGTGCTTAGATACTATGCATTCCAATTTGTCGATATCAGTCTTGTAGTAATCAGCTACGGCCGTTAGCCATGCTGGGACGTACCGGACTTTCAATTTATCGTACATTTATACACTCCGCCTCTGACAGTTGCCACACTCGGCCAGTGAGTGTAAGCAAGCGAGCTAATAGCCAATGGAAATCAAATTATTACTACTGAAGGCTATCGGAGCCTCGTACTACTCTAGCCATGCCGCGAGGCCTGACGGCGAGTCTGTACATTCACTCCATGAGAAAATCATGGAGCATTTGAAGCTTCCGGAAGACCCGCTAGAGACCAACCGCGAGAAGTCGTCCCTCGTTAAGCTGCGTAATATCTTGATGTGGATGCACTTCAAGGGTCATAACGCCAAGCTGGATCTTGAAGATCTTCTCTCAAGGGTGCGAGTGGCGTGCGGGGATAATGATCGTTTATACGATCTATTCCCCAAATCATTACTACCAGCGACTGATCCGGTAGCCTCAGGAGTGAAATACGACGAGTTGTCGGCTGAGCTATATGAGTTCGTTGCCATCGAACAATTCGTGTCGATGATGCGGTCGGTGTCTCGCACACTGGGCTTTGACCGTGAGAAGATCAAGGACATCAAAACGTACCGCGACGAGTTGATGACCAAGCTGCAAGAACTACCGTTGGGCGGTAAACGTCGGGCAGCCCACGTTGCTCGCATCATCGACATCGGTGACGTGCAGTCAGTAGAAGACGTCTACCACATGGCACAGACGGCGATTGACCCACGGGCTATCCTCCAGTACGGTTTCAAGGCAATGAACCGTATGACTGGCGACCAGGGCGGTGCGCGTCGTGGTGAGTGGCTCAACGTATCAGCACTGCCTGGACAGAACAAGTCTGGTAACCTGCTGGATATCTTTGTCGCCATGTGTCTGTTCAACAGCCCCGTACTGTTCGATGACACCAAGCGCCCGCTGCACGTCTACACCACCATCGAAGATAAACTCGAATTGGTGTTCCAGAAGCTGTACGTCGTATTGATGCAAGAGGAACACGGCCTCCCCGTTAAGATCCGTGGTCTGAAACCATCCGAGATGGCAGCGTACGTGAAGTTACGTCTTGAGGCTAACGGCTGGAACGTACGGTTTGTCGAATTCCCGAACGGGGCAGATTCTGAAATCTACCTCGATGTCCTCAGAGGGTTTGAGGATGAAGGATTTGAAATTGTGTCGGCTGGTTGCGACTACGTGAACCTGATCGGTAAGATGGGCATCCCGCAGATGACCGCCGGTGATGAGGTTCAAGGTCTGCACCGGAAGCTGCGTGGCTTTACCTCCCCGCACAACATCTTCCACTATACTGCCCACCAACTCTCGACGGATGCCAAGACCCTTGCGCGTCAGTTCCCTGACGACTACGTGCGTAAGCTCCCAGGGAAAGGCTACTACGAAGGTTGTAAGAAGTTGGATACCGAGTTCGACTA